ACAATCTTGTTCTGCTGTTCCACATGCTGCTGAATTCGATTGCGATCATAGATGCTTGAATTGAAGTTGAAATCTCTAAAGTTGTCTGTTTGCGTATTCGAAAGGGTCATACCTTCCAGCATGGCCTTCGTAACTTCATCTGTCCTGTGGCGGAACATGAACGCTTCATCACGTACCCACAGACCACCAGCCAGAGCCATTACCAGGTCGTCATTCATGCCACGCTGAGCTTCTGGTCGGTTGCCTTCGGTCACGATGAAGGTCTTGAACTCATCCACAGTTCTTTGCGAATTGATAATTATGTCGCCCATACGCACATACTGCTCCAGCTTCGCCAACATCGGCAATCTGTTCGCAGACGTAACCGCATACCCTGGCAGAAAGTCATTTCTTCGCTCAGCGTAGTACGGATCGGGCATGTAAGGGTTCTTTACCTTTGGCTGCCTCTTGCGTGAGTAGTACAAGAACGGATGGTTGGCCTCTTGAATCTTCAAAATGGTCTGACCTGACCACCCTGAGTTGTTTTCAGGCGCAATCATAGCGTTGTTGTACATCTGGGAAACAGCTACAAGCAGCATCCCAAGCTGATCTGGTCTGATTTTTCCTTTGTATTCGGCTACCTGGACCAGTGGGTGGCCATCTAATCTGATGACATGGAACGCTGAATAGTCCTGTGCGTCACCTCTGGAAACGTCGCAGGAGATGAGGTATTGTCCACTCTCCTTTGGTGGCTCCCAGACCCACACGTTCCTGTCCATGTGGAACGCACCAGGAGGCTGTTGGTGTTGAATGATCTCTTCGATCCGGGTAATGTCTTCGTGCCAGATGAACGTATCACCCGATGCGTTGAAGTTGCACAGATACTCCTGCGCAATCTCTCTCGGACTCTTGCCTGCTGTCTCGTGAGCGAACCAAGCATCATCGTGCTCTGGATGCACCCACCACATCAAGCGGTCGTTGTAGCTCTCATTTGGATTTTGGGGATTTGCATATGTCCCGAATCTACAATTGAAGTTGTTTTCCCCGTTGTGAGCTTGAACGTACTGCTTGTGGAAGAAGTTTCCAGTACCGTTTGGCGTCGAGAGCAGAGCTACCGATCCACCTGTAGATACCGTAGGCCAAAGACCGACCCAGATTTGATCCATGTTTTTGATGTGAGCAACCTCGTCCAACACCAGCAACGAAACAGCTTCGGTACGGCCAACGTTGTCAGTGGTGGTGACAGCAGAAACCCTGGAACCGTTTGCCAGTTCGATGGAGTGTCTGTTGTCGAGATTGTCTTTTTTGTTTCCGGCTCTTCCGATGTCCATCATCCAACCTGGGACATACTTGAAGATGACACGGATCATACGAATGACGTTCTTCGCAACTTCCTGTTTGGTAGCGACGACAAGAACGTTTTTATCTCTATGGAACAAGATAAACCAAGCAATGTATCCGGCCATGGTCGTAGTGAGACCAAGCTGACGTGCCTTCAAGACTATGTTGAACCGATTTTTCAGCAAGCCATCAACGACATCTTGCTGATAGTCGAACATATTGAAGGGAATCAGACCCTTGACAGGGTGCTGGATTTTCGCATAAGTATTAATGAAGTAAAGGGGATCTTTACCACACTTAATAATTTCTGCGATAAGGTGCTTTTTGGTTATCTTAGCCATCTAACAAGCTTTTGGTCTTTTCCAAAGAAGCGCTAAACTCGTAGACTCGGCTGTCTCTCACGAGATATCGGCCAACCGGGCGGGCTCCATAGCCATAGCGACTAGAGCCCAACATCCAAGACGTTTCTGCCTGGACACGAGAGGCTTTTTCAAATGACCGATCTTCCTTTATTTTCTTGAGCTTGAGGGTCTTGCCGGTAATCTTCTTGAATCTCTTCTTCAATTCCTTCTCGGTTTCCTGTAGGAAGGACTTTCCAAACTCATCCAATCTGGCTAAACCTTCAACTGTGGTAGTTTCCAGGTGGTGGTATGTGATTTCAAGGTTTCCTTCCCCAATCAAGCGAGCGGTCAGACCTCGGACCTGCTCTACAGGAGTGTTCCACCGATGACCGGCAGCAGTGGTGTCGTATTTCAGGTCTTCAAGAGCCTGAGCGACGCAATCATAGATAGCCTTTTTCTGCTGATAGTTCCTTTCGGCGTATCCGTCAACTTTCTTATTTCGGGGCATTGCGAAATCTCCTAGCATAAAATACAGAGCTATAAGAACTCTAATAATAAGTAGAAGGTTTGGAATGCTAATCTATTATTTTTTGTTTTTAGAGAGGTTATCAGATGCCCATAAAGGCTGAAGATTTGTATAATGACAGGCTTCAAGAAGCTGTTGTCGATCTGAGAGATTGAACGAAGAGAGGGGTTTGATGTGATCTATGTGCCAACCATCTAAGCTCCAATTTTCCCAAGACATTCCTGGCTGGAACTGAGATTCGAGATGCACCTTCAACTCTTCAATGGTGCAACCAAGATCTCGAACAGCAGAGCCGGATTTGAAATTTCCACGCAGAGCTTTGTTTAATCGATCTCGCAGGCTGTGCCGCAACTTAAAGTCAACATCACTTTTCATTTTCTGACGTGTATAGTTAACATACCTTTCACGATTGTTTCTGGCGTACTCCCTGAAATACTCCTTCTTGTAATTCTTTCTAACCAGCTCTCTTTGACAGTCCTTACACACACATTGTTTACCAAATTTGCCAGATTTGTTATTATGAAACTCAGAAAGTTCTTTATTTACACGGCATTTGGTGCAAATTCTTTTCATTTTTGGTATTTGGTGAGGTCAATGGTGGGGGTTTCACGGTTCTCGACATGCATTGTATAACAAAGGTAGCAAATTCCGTACTCTTCTGTGTACGAATCATCTACAGTGCCAGTAGGTCGGCCACAGTGGGGACAGAAGAAAGGTTTTTTGTGTTTGTGGGACTCGCCTGTGACCTTGCTCCAGTACCCACCGGAGCCGCACTGGACCCACTTGTAACCTTCCCTCTCTTTCATTTGATGAGATCCACGTCCTCATACTTGAGATAGAGAGTGATATCGCAGGGATCTGGTAAAGAATAGTCTAGAGAACCAAGATCTGCCTGCTCTAGGGTGACATTGTAGAATGCCCACTTTTCAATGACCACACCAACAGGGTCTAGCAGCCTTATGGATATTTCTTTTGGACTTTTTCGCTCTCTCCACCACCTCCAAATCTTCTTGGAGGCTGACGGCTCAATAGGATCATACAGTTCAAGACATAAAGAGCCCGCAGGAGCCTCACCATGAATAAGATTTGGACGCTGAGCCTTTTTGAGGGTAAATGAATCTACTCCGTCAACCTCAAGAACCCACCTGAATTTACGTTTGGGCTCGTAAGTGATAGCGGGATCTGTAGAACTTGAGGGAGGAAGGCGTTTTGGAGGGTCTTTGGGCTTCACCCAACGAACAAACCGACCGACCAAATTGTAAATCCACAACGAAACACCGTATAGAAACTTTCTCATGTTACAATCCGTATTTTTTCAATTCCTTTATAGTCTTAGCAGCAGACTTGTGAAGTACAATTATACCACCTGCCTCGTCAAATGGTACAGTGTTTTTCGTCATGTCGTCAATTAGAATCGCATCTGGCTCTGCGTACTCGTACTTCTGGTGCGAAAGGATAATTCTATCCTCTGGGATGCCCAGATTTTTCTTGCACCACTCGATCTTACCTCGTGCCTCACCGATTGGTGACGACAAAATGGTAGGATTGTACTGCTTGATGTAGTCCCAAAGCTGCTTTCCATCCGGCAACCAGTCCAAACCAAGCCAGAAATCCACGTCTGCAGTCTTGACTAGCGAGTATGAGAGGTTGCGGAGGTGCTTTTTGCCTGCCGCTTTCTCGAAATGACGAAACTTCATGGTCGGAACCTTGCCTTTTTCGAGGTCTCCGCCCAGATCTGCGAACGCTTTTGCCGTTCTTTTGAGTGTTTTTGGCCCAAATTGCTCTGGATTTGTAGCGATTCGGTCGAAAAAGTCGTTGACAAACTCCACCAAACCGTCCTGGAAGTTGACCAGAACGCCATCCATGTCACAATAAATCTTGTATTCCTCGTCCGCAACAGCCTCGTGGACCTGAATGAGGGACAACGCCTCCTCTTTTTGAGGAGCTATGAACTGCTCAATCTCATCTCGGTCGTTTTTGAGCTTGCCCGCATGGATTGCAGCAAGAATTTGCCTCTGAGCCTCGCCAATATCCCTTCCATGGATGCCCTTTGCCATGAAATCCTGGCCAGAGAACGCCAATTCCTTAGGAGAAAGGGGCAGTTTCAGCGCCTTATTGAGCTTTCTCTTGATCTGAACGCTGTAAGAATCCATCACGTCAGCCACCAGTGGGATTTTGTCACGGTCTGACTCGTCCGCAAACTGCCAAACCTGCTTGTCTGAGATGGAACCACGAGCAATCTTGAGGTGTCTCAGCATCTCGTTGGTCGGACGAATCCTCTTGGTGTCGCCACCCCTCACGAAAAACGCTGTGAACCCTTTCATGATCTTATCTTCGTCAGATCCAGCAGAGAGGTCTACGTCAATCGGGTTGAAATCTCTGCCAAACAGAGTCTCGCCCACGCCCAGGTCGTCCAGAAGGAACGCAAACTGGTCTGAATCAGGCACTTTTGCCTTCTTCCAGGCCTTCGAAAACTCCTCTAACACCCTCTCGGGCGCAACAGTGAGAAGCTTAGATCGCAAAGTCTTGATCGCTTCGGCAGTTTTCTTCTCAATGTCGAAGTCAAAACGCACAGCGAACTGGATAGCCCTGAGCATTCTGAGCGGATCCTCGGAGAACCTGTCCTTTGGGTCGCCCACAGCACGCACGAGACGACGATTGATATCCTCCTGACCGCCAAATAGGTCTATGACTCTGCCGTCAACGCCCTTCGCCAGAGCATTGAAGGTGAAGTCTCGCCTCGAAAGGTCGTCCTCAGGACCCGCACTCGGGTCCACTTCGACCTCAAAGTCTGCATGGCCTGTGCCAGTCTTCTTCTCTGCGGTGCGTGGGATAGCGAAATCGAATTCTTCGCCATCAATCACTGCCTTGACCACGCCAAAACTCTGGCCAACCTCGCTGACCTTCCCAAGACGGGACAGAACCTGCGCAATTTTCTTGAGGTCCATGCCCGTAATCAGGAAATCGATGTCCTTGGAGGGTGGAGTGTCAGGCATCATCTCGTCACGGACTGCGCCGCCGACGATATAAGGTTGACCGCCTGCACCTAGAATGGCTTTTTGAATCTTGCCGATAGTTTCTTGAGAAGGAGCCTCAGATAGAGAATCATAAACCTCTTTTATGGACAATCTCTTTTGCATGATTCAAAAATTCCTCATAGATGACCGTTACAAACCTTCATCTGAACGGGTACCAAGTAGTTGAAATTCCGTAGGTCTTTCTGAATCTCTGCCCATCGTAATGCAACACCACAGAGGGGCCTATGGACCAGTTGTTGAAGACATCATACCTCAAACTGATCGTAGATGCAACCCCCTCACCGCCAGAAATTCCCATATCGACTCCAATTTTTTCGTACCACTTCCTGTCCAGGATGCTTGGGTCCACAGACAGTTTCAGTTCAGACGGGACAATATCTGGAGAATCGGTGTCCAGGTAGACCCTGAACAAATCGTCGTCATCCTTTGTTAGAATCAGAGACAGCTTGAGGTCACGCATCCATTCGATGCTCACCTCTGCCTCTGGCGGATTCGTGAGCGTGAAGCCAGACACCTTGAGAGGGTCCTCTTCTTTCTCGAAATCCACACGAATTCTGATGTCATCAGTTGTGGTTGGGTCACCATCAGGGTCAACCACAGTCTCTGTAGCATTTTTGATTTTGATGTATTTGTCTTTCCACTTGAGAACAGACTCTGCCAGCGCT